ACACTAAACCAAATGACTTTCATTAATCTTTGCAATGATTATTGCATCGAACCTTACTTAGTATTGGACGATTTAAGAGAGTCTAACAAACGTTGGTATAGTATAACACATAAAGAGCTTAAAACGTTCTTAAATGAACGCTATTAAATTATTAGTTTAGTTTATATTTAGTTAGTCAATTATAAAATTAATTTATATTGTAAATGATTGACAATCAAAGTAAGTAAGTTTTAAGGCATTAAAAACAGTTTTAAATTGTACGGATTAACGAAACTCTTTTAAGTGTCTTAGGACTTCTTATTTTACATCTGGAGGCAGATTTGGAAAAAAGAACGTAAAATGAAACATAGTGGGGTGTGGTTCTCCACTTAAGTAAAATCTAGCACTTTACAAAAAAAGACCCTAAGATAAAATCAAAGGGTCTTAAACATAAAACTTTTAATATGAAAAATAAATTCAGTAAGTACTGAATAATAATCAAAACTACGAAAAAAGATATAATTATCCTAAGCCTAACTATATATTTTTGGAGAAGATTTAAACATAGTATGTAAGTCTTAATCTTCGATAATATAACTAATATTATGGAAAGTGTTTTATTTTCATATCTTTACTACATAATAAATATATAAGGTTATAATAATATGAGTCAAACCATTACACTAAACATCCCTTCATCTTTGCAAGATATAACGCTGGGTCAATATCAAAAATATATTAAATCAGTAGAACACTTAACACAGAAAGAAGAACCTACACAGGAAGAGGTTGAGTTCTCTAATCTTAAGATGTTAGAATGTTTTTGTGGTATAACAATGAAAGAAGCTTACAAGTTACCTATGACTGAATTTACTTCAGTAATAAGACACGTCAACGAACTGTTTGCTGTTGAACATAAATTACATAATAAATTTGATATGATAGACCCAGACGGTAATAATGTTACGTTTGGATTTATACCTAAGCTAGAAGATATGAGTATGGGTGAGTTTATAGACTTAGAAAAGTATATTGGCGATTGGCAACAAATGCACAAAGCTATGGCAATCTTATACAGACCAACTAAACATCAGAAGAATGATTTCTATTTAATAGAAGATTACGAGGGAAGTGATAAATACGCAGAAGTAATGAAAGACTCTCCTATACAAGCATCACTCGGTTCAACGGTTTTTTTTTACAGTTTAGGAAACGAATTGTCGAAACATTTGATAGTCTCTTTGGAGAAACAACTGAAGGAGGATTCGGACTTTCAGACTCATTTGGAGCAAAATGGGGTTGGTATCAGTCAGTATACGCAATCGCTAAAGGCGATGTCACAAAATTTAGCAAAATTACAAAACTACCCATCGCACAATGCTTAACTTGGTTAGAGTTTGAAAAAGAGAAAAACGAATTAGAAAACAAAATGATTAAACAAAATATAAAATGAGACAAGTTTATACAGTATTAGATAAATTAAAAGAAATATTAAGAGCAAACGGAATAACAAAAACTGTCACCTTCGGTGACTTGACAGAAGTTGATTTAAATAAAACAACTATATTTCCTTTATCTCATATTGCTTTTGGTAATGTAACTTTTAGTGAACATATACTTTCAGCTTCAATTAGAATATTATGTTTAGACATAGTAGATGTAACAAAAGAAAAACAAACTGAAGATATGATGTTTGGTAATGACAACCTACAAGATATATTAAACACTCAACTGCAAGTAGTAAATGATTTGCAACAAGAAATGAGAAGAGGTGATGCTTTTTCAGATAACTTTCAAATAACATCAAGTGTAACTGCAGAACCATTCCAAGATAACTTTGAGAATCAATTAGCTGGATGGGGAGTTACTATAAACATAGAAGTACCTACTAATGAATTATCTCTTTGTTAATGTCAGAAAGGTTAAACAAAATATTAGAACAGTATAAAGATACTATTGTAGCTCAATTAAAAAGCAGAATTATTTCTGACGATAAAGTTGCTACTGGTGATTTAGAAAAAAGTATTACTGGTATAGTAGAAGGAACTTCAATTAGTATATTTGCAAGTGAGTATTGGTATGTAGTAAACTATGGTAGAAAGCCAGGTAAGAAGATGCCACCAATAAGACCGATAATGGAATGGATGAAAGCAAGAGGTATCGAAACATATAAAAAAAACAAAAAGAAGGGAAATAGAACACTAGCTTGGGTAATAGCAAAGAAAATAGGTGACGAAGGTATTCAAGGAACAAACTTCTTTTGGGAGACAATAAATTCAATTGTCCCATCAATAACAAAAGATATAGAACAGAGTTACTTAAAAGATATAAATGACCAGATAAATGGCAACACAAAAAATTAACAGTAGAAGTCCTTATTTTATAACTGCAACAGGTACAGAAGGAACACCTGAACAAGAATTACTAATAAACATAGTACAGGTAAACGCAGATGGTACAGAAAGAAATAGTCCAGGTGTTGGGACTTTTGGAGCAAACATAACTCTTAGAGCAAAACCAATTAACTTTGTTCCATCTGGTGGTGTTTATACTTGGTCTGGAGGTGCTTCATCTGGAACAAGTCAAGATATTATATTTACACAAACTCAAGGAGGAGGAGCAGCTCAACAAGAATTTTCATATACTGTAAGTGCTACAGCTCCTGACGGAACTACAAAGACATCTACTCCTTTTAAAGTTAATTTCGCTACAGCAACTCAATACACAGTAGAATTAACAATTACTAACGATATACTTCCTTCTTTTTCTTCTGCTGGTTATTCAGGTACAGTAACAAAAAATGCAACCAACATTAGTTCAACAGTAGAAACTTTAATAAAAGAGGAAGAAACTAAATATAGTGTTACAGGTGTCACAGGAGACTCATATACTTTTGATATAGCTTTAACTGTAGCAACAGGATATACAGCAAGTCCAGCTCTTGCAGCATCAACATCAAGCTTTAGTGGAACTATAGGTTCTGCTAATGTTGCTCTAACCTCAACACTATCAGGTACTCTTAGCCTTAACGATACGTATATCTTGACTCCAAGCGTAGCGTCAGCAACAGAAGGAAGTGCATTTACTATAACTCTTACAACGGAAAATGTGCCTGATAATTCAACTGTTCCTTTTACTATAACAGGAGTATCTGCAAATGATTTAGAAAGAAATGGTTTAACAGGTTCGTTTCAAATATTTGAAAATGTAGCACAAGAAGAATTTGTAGCAGTAAAAGATACAACAAACGAACAACCCTTTGAAACATTTACATTAACATTAGATGATGTTAGTCCAGCAATATCTACTTCTGTAAAAATATATGATGAAGTCTCTCAAGTAACACCAAGTACAGTTTTAGTTTCTACTACAGGTAAAACTAGTGACATATTAGCTTGTGCTGACACGGCAACAGATACAGCATATTTTGTTCTTCTTAGTGGACAATCTGCTATTGGTAATGGTGTAACTTTGTTTAGTGACCAGTCACTAGAAACTCCTTATGCTAGTGATGGTAAATATTATAAAATAGGTTCTAACAATAATGGAATAATTGGAGAAGTAGCTGATGGAAGAATTAGTGCTTATGTTGAATGTGCTTCATCTACATCAGTTGGTGATGTGGAAGAATCAACAACAGTACCTAATACCGCTGTAATATCATCAACATCAGTATCAGTTCCTGGACCAGGAGGAAATGCTGCTTGTGAGTTAAACGCAGATACAGAGGTATATTATAATGGTTCTATAACCGAAGGAAATGCTTTATATACACAGAAAGATTCTAGTAACAACTTATCAAGTGTATTTGGCGGTGTTGACAAATGGCATAATATTATATTATATGATGCTAATGACAACCCACAAAGTCATTATATTTTAGTATTAAGTTATCCTCCAGGATATGTATCAAGAATATTTGTTTGTGGTACTGATTCTGGTCCAACAACAACTATTACAGCAGCACCAAGAGTGACTATTAATATGTCAACTAGCGATGGTAATAATCAAGGATTTGCTTTTGTGTCACAAAGAACTGAGTTAACAGCAGTTGCACAAAATATAACTAACCCAACTTATCAATGGGAAAAAGGTAGTTCGTCAGGTGCAAGTAATATGAGTAACATTAGTGGTGAAACATCATCGACATTAGTTATAAATGAAGTTGGTGGTGGTGGAGAAACACAAACAAGTGCTGGTGTAGTATTTTATAACTGTAAAGTTAGTGGAACTGGTGTTACAAATCAAAGAGCTGATACATTTAAAAGCATAACTTGGCAAACAAGACCTAGTTTTTCATTAAAGTTCGCATCAACAAGTGAAGCAAGTAATACAGCGTGTACAGGTTCAAGCGTTACTATTTATGGCGACAGAAATGCTGTAACAGCTTTTTGTGTTGGTAGTCAATTTTATGCTAATCCAGATGGAACAGGTGCTTTATCTCCAGGTAGTTATTCCGATAGTACAAGTGGGACAAACAATAACTTTAGATATATAGAAGCAAGTGGAATACCAGGTCCTTGTATAAACTATGGTTGTGCAGGTCCACCAGTAAGTCAACCTACAACAAGTATACAAAAAGTTGCTGTTAAAAGATGTGCAAATCAAACCAATGCTGGTAGATTAGAATATATATTATTTGATAATTTTGAATATCAATTAGGAAATGTATTAAGCTTTAAAGATTTTGGTCAAGCAGGAGGAGCTGGTTGTTATGAAATTATAGAAATATATGCTGACAGCTACACTTTGCCTTCTGGTTATTTTACTCTTTCTACGTCAGATATTGAAAGATTACAACCATACGGAAAATGTGAGACTTGTGTTGGAGATATTACTGTAGAGGAAGAAGTAATAGTTGACCCTAATTTGTATTACGGTGCGTATAGATTATGTGGAAGTACAGGAGGTACATTAACATATATTGTTTCTAACTCTGCTTTACCTAATGTGTTAAGAGCAGGTTCAAATACGCAAACTTGTAGACACAAAGTTTATACCTTCCACAATGACGAGGGTAATATATTAGCTTATAGCCCTAATGCCTTGTCTCTTCAAGAGTTGTTTTGGTCAGAGTTTAATGATTGTACAACCTGTATTTCAGGTTCAACAGCTCCTACAGTAACTGGTCTTGCTTATAGAAGAACTTATAAACAATGTGCTGATGCTTCTCAAACAATAGTATTTGGTAGTACAAACAATTTAACTGCTGCACAATGGAGTAGCTTGTTTCCTACAGTTGAATATAATGGTATATGTTATGAGCAATCTACTACAGCAAGTGCAACAACAGTAATTAATATTGAAGATTTAGTTAGATATGACAACTGTACTGATTGTGATACTGCTGTAAATCCTCCTCCACCACCTACAATAGAAAGACCAGACGCAATAAAATCAATTAGAATATCTGCAAACGTAAATTCAAATTCTCTTGATGCTTGTAATCAAATAAACACTTTTCCTAATACAGTTTATTATACAGGTACTTTTGGTCACGGTGTATATTTATATTCTGATGGTAGATTGTCAAATAAATATTTTACTACAAACTCTAATCAATTCCTGAAAACAGAAACAAATATTGTATTTAAAATAGGGCGTTCTTCAAGTTATTCTGACCCTGTTCCAGAAGGACAAGTTTATGATGTTGAATTATGTGGACCTCAGTTATAATACTAAAAAATATATTTTAGTTATATAATAAACAATAAACAATGGCAACGCTAACAAGCTCTACACTAAAATTATATTGTTGGACTGGAAGTTTCAACGAAATACCTACACAGGCACAATATACAATAACTAAAAAGAATCCTGACTCAAACAATTTAATACGTTTTGAAATAGGAGAGCTTGTTCAAGACTATATAGATGTAGAGTTTAATAATAATTACAATAGTATTAAAACTACTTGCTGGTGGCAGTACACAAAAACAAATGAATATAGCGACCTTTTAACTCCTACTACTTCAACACAGTATGGTTTAGCAACAAAGGGATATACTTATTTTGAGGATGGGTTAAACTCAACCCTCACAACATCTAAAATGTTTACTAATAGTTATTTATACATACCACCAAATATAGAATACTTTATACCAGTTTATAAAGGACCAAATGGAGTCTCTAATGTAATATTTTACACAAAAGACAGTTCTGGGATTGAATCAGTAGCAGATAGTAAAGCTAATCCTGCTACATTCTCAGGGATACCTGGAACTGAAAATTCAAATGATTATATTAATTATGTGTCAAGTACGGTCCAGGCAAGTAAAATAGAAATAGTGTCTACAAATACATCTTCCTCTTCATATAATAGCCAAACAGGGAGTGCAATAGAAACAGTATATCCTGTTTTTCTTGATTGTTCTAAGTACATAAATTACAAAATATCATTTATAAATAAATTTGGTGCAGTTCAAGATTTATATTTTAATAAAAAAAGAACTGATTCTTTTGCTGCAAAAAGAGATAATTATACAACAAGCACAATTAAATCATCATCAACAGCTGTTTTATACAATCAATATAACCCAACAAGTATAGTTCAAGATTTAAGTGTTAAAAAATCAATTACATTAAACACAGGATTCTTAAGAGAGGAATACAATGAAGTAATGAGACAATTATTTCAATCAGAAGATGTTTGGATAAGAGAAGAAAATAAAACTGTTCCTGTAAATATAAAAGACAGTAACTTTACATATAAATCACAATTAAACGACAAACTTGTAAATTACACAGTTCAATTTGAATACGCATTTGATGGAATCAACAATATTAGATAATGAACCAAAAAATACAGCTTTATGTAGGAAATGAACAGGTTGATGTTTTTCAGGATGGAACAATAAACCTAGTAAGTTCTATAAAAGATTTTCGTAGTCCAGATAAAATATTTACTGATTTTAGCAGAAACTTTTCTCTCCCTGCTTCTGCAAGAAACAATTTATTATTTAAGCATTTCTACGATTATGATATTATAGAAGGAGGATTTGATGCTCGTTCTGCAAAAGATGCAAGAATAGAAATTAACGATAGACCTTTTAGAGAAGGATATATTACTCTTGATAGTGTAGAGATAAAAAACAATAAACCTAGTACGTATAAAGTTACGTTTTATGGAAATTTAAGAACATTAAAAGAGTTGTTTAATAATCTTAAGTTAAGAGACCTAGACTCTTTGGATAATTTTGAAATAACTAACAGAGCTTATGATTCTGGAGATTCAAATACTTTTTATAATTATATAACAGAAAGCAAAGACATAACTGAAGATGTTGCTATAACAATAGGGAATGGTAATGGAATAACAAAAACATTTCAATTAATAGATTATAACCCCTATCCACAATCAAAGTCTGACTTTAAAGTATTTGTTGGTGGTTCTGAACAGAACTCAAACAGCTATTCATATAGTAATGTTTATGGAACCATAACTTTCACATCAGCACCTTCGTCTGGAGTGATAACAACAAAACTATTTTACACACAACCTATTGTTGTTCCTTTAATATCAACTACAGAAAGACTGTATTATTCAAGCAACACTAATTTTTATGGTGTTCTTTCTGACGGTAATTTATATTATGACGGTAGCAACTTACCTTCTACATATCCTAAAAACTCAAAACCTAACGGTCTTAAATTTGAATACTTAAAACCAGCTATAAGAGTACACGAAATAATAAAATCTATTGAAAAGCATATAAATAAAACATCAACAACAACTAATATTGAGTTTTCTAATGACTTCTTTAATTCTGCAAATTTAGATTATTATAAATTATATATGTGGTTAAATTCTGATGTAGAAGAAAGTAGTCTTTTTAGTACCACTCCAAAAGAAACAAAAATAAATACTTTAAACATAGGTAGTTATTATGCAACTGATACTCAAGGTAATTATCAGACAACTGAGTATGATGTTTCCGTAACAAGCTCTTCTGGGGTAAGCACAGGTTCTTTTGGTGACAAAGTTATAATAGATAATATTCCAGGTTCAAACATTATAGACAACATTGAACTTAAGTTAAAAACAGTAACGACAAACACTAGCTCATCTTACAGTATTAATGTTTTAAGAAACGGTGTGTTATTTGACCAGTTTGGTAGTGCTACTGGAACTAGAACCTCAAGTTTTAATGTAGAACAGAATGGAGAGTATGAATTTGTAATCATTACTAATGATGGCGTTGCAATAGACTTTGACAATGGATTTCAAATAACAATAGTAACAAGAGGAGCAGATGACAGATATGACATTGATAATATTGTTATTGGTGGTGGGGAAATAAATATTGTTGCTGGAACAGGTAAATTTTCAATGAGGAAAAATATGCCTGATATGAGTATAGTTGAGTTTTTATCAGGTTTGTTTAAGATGTTTAATCTAGTGTGTTTTGTAGAGGGACAAACAAGTAGTGGATATACAACTGGTCAATCAAATACAAAAAGAATAAGAGTAATGACTTTTGATGCTTACTATTCTTTATCTAACTCAGAATTAGATATTACAGATAAAATAGACATTTCTTCATCATCTGTAGAAAGAGTTTTACCATACAGCCAAATAGAATTTAAATATGAAGATACAAAAGCAATACTTGCAGAGCAACACAAAAACGAGTTTGGATTAGAGTGGGGTGGAGAAAGATGGGATGCTCCAGAATCAAGAGGTGAGAAAAAATATGAAATAAAACTACCTTTTGCACACTTAAAGTTTGAAAGGTTAAGAAATTCTCAAGATGATACCTTAACAGGTATTCAGGTAGGATATAGTATAAAAAGAGGAAGTAGTGATAAAAATATTGGTTCTGCTGCTTCATTCTATGAAGAAAAATACAATCCTCATATTGGAAAACCTGTATTGTTTTATCCACATAGAATTACAGGTGGAACAACAATTCCATATACAGGAAGAAATACAGCAGGTAATACTGTAGCTCAAGCTGTAACTTTGTCTAATTATTTTATACCACTAAACTCAGTAGATATAACTACCTCTCAAAGTAATCATTTTGGTTTGGAAGTTGATGAATATAGAGTTTATGAAACAGGAGAAACAAGTAATGTAAATAACTTATTTAACTTATATTATAAAAATTACATAACACATTTATTTGATATAAAATCAAGAGTTATAAATCTAAAAGCTAATTTAACAAATGCTTTTTTATCTAAATTCTCATTAGCAGATAAAATAAGAGTATCAGGTAAAACTTACAGTATAAGCAAAATAGATATTAATTTAGTAAATGGTGATTCTAAATTAGAGCTACAAAGATATTATTCTATAAAATCATTCTCTTGTTTATCAGGAGAATTTAATGTTAGTGTAGAAACAACCTCAGCAGGAAACATATATTATTTTGACAATAAATATGGTATTTATCAAATGGGTCAAGGTACTTACGTATTAGATAACGTTCCTTCAAGTCATCCTATTGCATTTCACAACTTTGGTAAAGATGACAGAATAAGTTATACAGGAACAACAGTTGGTGGAACAAAAGCAGGTCTTGATGGAAAAACATACATATTTTATTCTGGTACAATAACAGTAACTGTTAATGGTGATTTTGGAACTGTAAGTTATGAGTGTTACAATCACGGATATATGGGTGGTCAAGACAATTTAGTTTACAATGCAGATTGTGTTGCTGATTCATCTCCAATAGCTCCTCCAGAAGAAGGAACATTAACAGTAGACGCAACAGATATATATGTAGATAGTGGAATTATAACATCAGACCAAACAGACGAATAATGATAAGAGTATTAATAGAAGCGTTAAAGACAGATAACTTTTACGGAGTTAGTTATAATATAGATGTAGCAAAAGGAAGATACAAGTCTCCTACTACATTAAAGGAAATGAAAGAAAGCATTAAACGCAATAGATATGGCTACAACGCAGGAAAATAAAATAATATTCTCTATAGAATTTACAGAGAAAGGTGCTATTCGTAAAATAGATGGTGTTACAACTTCTGTTAAAAAGTTTGATGCAGAGCTTAAAAAAGCAACATTAGCTAATAAACAATTTAATCAAACATTAAGTGGTAGAGAAGGTATGACTACTAATGCTGGTCTTGCTGGAGCTACACTTACAGAGCTTGGTCGTACTATATCAGATATGCCTTATGGTATTCGAGGTATAGCAAACAACTTGTCTCAATTATCAACATTATTTATCACTCTTCAAGGTAAAGTTGATAGTAACGTAAAAGGATTTGGAAGGTTAACAAGAACTTTGCAAATGTTAAAAAGAGAGCTTTTTGGTCCTTTAGGAATTATATTAGCTTTTCAAGTTTTTATTGCTTTACTAGATGCAATGGCACAGGGTAAAATAAAGCTAGGTAAAGGAGTAAATCAAGTAACAAAAGCAATTAAAGAAGAAACTAAAGCTATAAGAGAACAAGTAGAACTACAAGAAGCTCAAAACATTATAGTTCAAGACCAATTAGGTTACTTAGAAGAACTACAAAAAGAAAACGGAAGATATAATAGAGGACAAAAAGCTATTCTTGATACTGAAGAATTTCTTTTACTTTCAAGAGATTTGCTTATTAAAGCAGGTATAAAAGAAGCTAAAATGTTAACAGATTCAAACATAGCTCAAGATGAAAGATATTCCATATTAGTCAAACTCAATGAAGGTTTAAACAATAACGTTGAAATTCAAAAAGCTGAAGCACTTCTCCTTGAACAGATGAAAGGTGGGAAAATTGAGGATGCAAATCAAACTGTAGCAAACATAACTAGATTAAAAGTTCAAAGAGAAGAGTTCTTAAAATACCTAGAAACTTTAGACAAGGGTAAAGAAAAAGAATCTGATTTTGTAAAAACAAAGAAAAAACTATCTGCTGAATTGCTACAACTACAAATAGATGATGCAGAAAAACTATTAACTCTTCAAAAAGAAGCAAACCTAAAAGAATTAAATGAAACGGAATATACTGCTGATGAAAAAAATGAATTAAGAGTTCTTTACGAATCAATATATTTGGAAGAACTTAAAGATTTAAGAGAAAGTAATTTAGAAGATTTTAAAGAGTTTGCTGAAGAATCAGTTCAAGAATCAATAGATGTTATAGATGATTTGTATAAGCAGTTTTTAGATAAAAATAAACAAGCTGGTAAAGATGCACAAAAATTTATATCTGATTATATTAGAACACAGCAAAATGAGTTAAGAGAGTCAAGAGAGCAAGAAAGAATACTCAACCAAGCTTTTTCTTCAACAGCAAGTGTGTTAAATTCTTTAAATGATTTAAGGCAAGAACATCACCAGGCACAGCTTGACAGATTAGCCAGAGAAAGGGATGTTGTTTTAGCTAATGATACATTAACACAAACAGAAAAAGAAAAAAGAATTAATGCAATAGAGTCTAAAGAAATAGAAACACAGAAGAAAAAGATAAAACTAGAAAGAGATATGTTTACTATTGAGCAAACTTTAATGATTGCTAAAACAATAATGAACGCTAGATTCTATGCTCAACAACAGTTAATGATGGCAGGTATTCAGGCACAACAAGCAGGAGATGCAGTAACATCTATAGGTCTTGAAGCTAGCAAAGAGCTTGGTAAAGCAAGTATGTCGTTAGGTAGTTTTATGTCTGCACTAGGTCCTGCAGGTGTTATTGCTTTTGGTGCTTCGATAGGTGTTGCTTTAGCAAGTATTAAAAAAGCAAGAGATGCTGCAAAAAATCAAATAGCTAATTTGGTTCCTGGTGTATCAAGTGTTGGTGGAGGTTCTTCTCCTAGTGTACAAGCTCCTGCATTCAACGTAGTAGGTGCTACACAAGAGAGTCAATTAGCTCAAGCTATATCTGGGCAAGATGATAAACCAATAAAAGCATTTGTGGTAGCATCTGATATATCAACAGCACAAGAACTTGAACGTAGTACGATAGAAGGTGCGTCAATAGGATAATAAAACAAAATAGACCGAGTAAGGTTATTTAGATATGGAGAAAATAATAGAACTTATTATAGACGAAGAAAATGAGATTAGTGGTATTGAAGCTATCTCTGTCGTTGAAAACCCAGCAATAGAAGAAGACTTTATTGCACTAAAAGAACATAAAGACGTTAAACTTGCAGAAGTAGATGCAGAACAAAGGATTCTTATGGGTCCTGCACTTATTCCTAACAAGAAAATATTTAGAAAAGGTACCGAAGAAGATACTGATTATTATATATACTTCTCTGAGGATACAGTTAGAAAAGCATCTGAATTATTCTTTATTAAAAGTAAACACCAAAACTCTACATTTGAACATTCATTTGAATTATCTGATATGTCAGTTGTAGAATCTTGGTTAATAGAAGACCCAAAGAAAGATAAAGCTGCTGCTTATGGATTTGACCTTCCTAAAGGAACTTGGATGGTTTCTATGAAAGTATTAAATGATGATGTATGGAAAGCAGTAAAAGAAGGAGAAGTAAAAGGATTTTCTATTGAAGGTTATTTTGCTGATGGTATGGAAAGACCTAAAGAGAGTGTAGAAGAAAATGCTTGTTCTGATTGTTTAGATGAACTGAACGCAGAATATGAACTTGCAGAAGTACTAGCTGCTCTTACAGAAGAAGTAGAGCTTGAGTCTTATGGAGGTTATCCACAATCTGCAAAGAACAATGCTAAAAGAGGTATTGCTTTAAACGAAAAAGTAAACAATAAGTGTGCAACTCAAGTTGGTAAGGTTAGAGCTAGACAGCTTGAAAAGGGAGAAAACTTTACGTTATCTACTCTTAAACGCATATACTCATATTTATCAAGAGCATCTGCTTATTATGAGCCAGGTAACAATGAAGCTTGTGGAACTATATCATATTTATTATGGGGTGGTAAATCAATGCTTACTTGGACAACATCTAAATTAAAAGGGCTTGATGCAATAGAAGCATCATCAACAATTATAGATGGTAGAGCTGCTTATACTACGCAAGAAGAAGCAGAAAAAGCTGCTGAAGACATAGGTTGTTCAGGGTATCATACACACGAGTACGAAGGAGATGTGTGGTATATGCCTTGTGAGGAACACAATTTAAAGCTTCCTTGCACAGAAGGATATGAGCAGATAGGAATGAAAGATAAAAATGGTAGAAAAGTTCCTAATTGTGTTCCAATAAAATGATAAAAAGAAATAAAAAAGCAACAGTAAGTAACTCTTCACCAAAGAGTTCGTCAAGAGGATGTTTATGTCCTGATGGAAGAACTTACTCTACAAAATGTTGTGATGGAACACTTCAAGCTCAAGGAGTTGGTAAAGTTTGAAAATACAACAATTAAATTTTAATCAGTAATAATTATAAATAAAAGTATCTTATGAAAGCAAGTGAAATTGTAACAAAAATCAAAGATGTTCTTTTATCAACTAATTCAGAAGAAGTAAACACTCCTGATGTTGAGTTAAAAGACGAAGCTCCTAAAGCTAAAAAACAAGAAGCTAAGAAGGAGAATAAAGAGGTAGCTCCTAAAGCAGAAGTTAAAGAAGTAACTTATTCTGCAGAAGAGCCTACTGACGAACTACAAGAGGAAAACTACGAGGAGAATCCAGTAGAAGAAGCTCCTGCTGTAGAATATGCTACTAAAGATGAAGTTTCAGAACTTAAATCTATGGTAGAGAAATTAAGAGGTATGATAGAAGCTAAAGACGAAGCTCAAGAAGAAGTTCCACAAGAACTATCTGCTGATGAACCTGCTGAAGCAATCTCTCATTCACCAGAAAACGAAGTAAGTGATAAAATAGGTGTTAGGTTTTCTCCAAACGCAAATAGAAACACTACTTACAATAGAGTATTAAACGCAATAACTAATAATTAAATTAATTTAAAATGGCAACAACAACTTCAATAACTACTACTTACGCTGGTGAATTTGCTGGGAAATATATTTCTGCAGCTTTATTATCAGGTAAAACTTTAGCAGAAGGTAATATTACAGTAGTACCTAATGTTAAATACAAACAAGTAATGAAAAAAGTGGCAACAAATGACATCGTTAAAAACGCAACTTGTGATTTTGATGACACATCAACACTTACTCTTACTGAAAGAATCTTACAACCAGAAGAGTTTCAAGTAAACTTAGAATTATGTAAAAAAGACTTTAGAAGCGACTGGGAAGCTGCACAAATGGGATATTCTGCATTTGACAACTTACCATCTTCTTTTTCTGACTTTTTAATTGCACACGTTGCAGATAAAGTAGCTCAAAGAATGGAAACTAACATCTGGACAGGTGCTAACGGAACTACTGGTCAGTTTGATGGATTCATCACTACTTTAGGAGCTGATTCTGATGTAGTTGACGTAACAGGTACTGCTTCAACTGCAGCTAACATTATTACAGAGCTTGGTAAAATTGCTGACGCAATTCCATCTACAGTATATGGTGCTGAAGATATGACTATCTACTTACCTTCTAATATGTACAGAAACTACATTAGAGCTTTAGGTGGATTTGGTGCTTCAGGATTAGGAGCAGCAGGTACTGACAACAAAGGTACACAGTGGTATAACGGTGGTGCTGGTCTTCAGTTTGATGGTATTCAAATTGCATTAGCAACAGGATTATCTGATAATGATGCTGTAGCAGCACAAAAATCAAACTTATTCTTTGGAACAGGTCTATTATCTGACCAAAACGAAGTAAAAGTGATTGATATGGCGGACTTAGACGGTTCTCAAAATGTGAGAGTTGTTATGAGATTTACTGCTGGAATCCAGCACGGAATTGGAACTGAAGTAGTATTATACGCTACATCATAATAAATAGATTGTTCAACTTAAGAAAGGGTAGGTAAGCCTTGAGCCTACCACCCTTTTTTTATATAAAAAATAAAAATTATGGCTTGTGATTTAACTTTAGGAAGAAAAGAACCTTGTAAAGATGTCGTTGGTGGAATAAAAAACATTTATTTCGTTGACTTCGGAGATTTAGGTACTGTAACACTTACAGATGACGAAATAACTAATATTACTGGTGCTTCAGGTGCATTAACTGCTCGTAAGTATGAGTTAAAAGGTAATTCATCATTAGAACAAACAGTAAATTCTTCAAGAGAAAACGGAACTACATTTTATGAGCAAACATTAAACTTAACACTTAAGAAGTTATCTAAAGCAGATAATAAAGAGTTAAAGTTAATGGCTTATGGAAGACCACACGTTGCTGTTGAAGATTACAATGGAAACTTTATGATGGTTGGTTTAGTAAACGGTGCTGACGTATCAGGAGGTACAGTTGTAACTGGTGCTGCAATGGGAGACCTTAGTGGTTATACATTAACATTAACTGGAATGGAAACAACTCCAGCTAATTTTATGAAACACACTTCTGGTCAATTAGTATTTAACTCAACAGATTTTGCTGGGTTATCTGGTACTATAACTATTACAGAAGGTACTAACTCTTAAACAGAGTAGGTTCTTAAACATAGAAAGGGGACTTTTACAGTCCTCTTTTTTTTTGAACAATATTCAACATAATAGGTTATATAAGTATGATAAGATTATCACCAACAACATCATCTCAAACAATTAGCATAATTCCAAGAGTTTATACTGTTGCAAGTGACTTATCTATGGTTATCGTAGAGGATGGTACTAGAAAAACTCAAACTATAAACAGTATTACATCTTCTTTGTCAAGCAATGGTAATTTCTTGCAAATGTCTATAGCTTTTAGTATTTTAACAGCTGAAAATAGTTATTCGTTTGAACTAAAACAAGGAACAACATTATTATACAGAGGAAAAGCTTATTGTACTTCTCAAACAGATAATACAACAGACCACACATTAAACAGTAATAAATATAATGAATATGTTGGTACTGACACGGATGACCAAAAATATATAATATTATGAACAACTTAAAAGTAATAAATTTATCAGGGTACGAAGTACCTACAGTAAAAGAGTCACCAAGAAATGATTGGGTTGAATATGGAGATAACAACAATTATTTTGGTGAATTAATAGAGAAATATCTAGGAAGTCCAACAAACTCAAGATGTGTTAACGGTATTACAGATTTAATTTATGGTAGAGGTTTAGATGCTACTGATTCTAAAGAAAATGCTGTGCAATTTGGACAAATGGAATCAATATTAAAAAATGATGACGTTAAAAGAGTTGTAAGTGATTTAAAGCTTTTAGGTCAAGCATCAATTCAAGTTGTTTATAATAAAGCAAAAACAAAGATAATGCAATTAAAGCATTTTCCTGCTGAAACACTTAGAGCTGAAAAAGCAAAAGACGGTAAAGTAGAAGCTTATTATTATCATCCTAAATGGTCAGAAATAAAACCTTCTGATAAGCCAAAAAGAATACCATCTTTTAAGTGTGGTAAAAAAAGTGAAAAAGTAGAAATATATTATATAAAACCATATAGAGCTGGTTTTTATTATTACTCTCCTGTAGATTATCAAGGATGTTTACAGTATTGTAGTTTAGAAGAAGAGGTATCAAATTATCACATAAACAACATTCAAAATGGTTTAGCACCTTCATTATTATTAAACTTTAATAATGGTATTCCAGGTGATGAAGCACAAGATTTAATAGAAAGAAAAATATATGAAAAGTTTAGTGGTTCTTCTAATGCTGGTAAATTTATTTTATGCTTTAATGAAGATAGTGAAGCACAATCAACGGTAGAACCTATACATTTACCTGACGCTCACGCACAATATGAATTTTTAGCAAAAGAATCAAGAGAAAAAATAATGATAGGTCACGGTGTTGTATCTCCAATACTATTAGGTATTAAAGACAACACGGGATTTGGAAATAACGCAGAAGAATTGCGTACTGCTAGTGTTTTAATGGACAACATAGTTGTTAGACCATTTCAGACACTATTAATCAACTCTTTTAAAGAGCTTTTATCGTTTAACGGTATTAATCTTAACCTTTACTTTATAACATTACAACCAATAGAGTTTACAGAACTTGATAATGTTGAAACAAAGATTAAAAGAGAAGAAGAAACAGGAGAGAAACTGTCAAGTGAAGAAAAGAAAGACTTTTCTGATGATGAAGGTGATGACTTGTTAAGTCAACTAGAAGAATTAGCAGAAAAAGTAGATAATGATGACTGGGAATTAGTACATACTGAAAAAGTAGAAGATACAGAAAAAGAGTTTGATTTTACATCTCTTTCTATGCCTACTGACAATGATGCTAAACCTAGTAAGTCTTCATCACAAGATAATTCAACATATAAGGTTCGTTACTCTTATGGTCCTGTAAGAAAATCACCAAATTCAAGAAGGTTCTGTCAAAGAATGGAACTTATAACTGAAAAGAATTTAGTGTTTAGAAAAGAAGATATTAATATGATGTCATTTAGAGGAATTAATAAAGAGTTAGGTCATAAAGGACAAAGCTATTCGTTATTTAAATATAAAGGTGGTGTAAATTGTCAGCATTATTGGGAAATGAAAGTTTATAAAAAGAAAGTATCTGAAAACACTTTAGTTAGTGAATCCGATGCAATAAAAGACGGTTTAAAAAAACCTAATAACCCAAGTGAAATATCTGTTGAACCTAGAAATATGCCTAATAGCGGACATCACCCAAATTATAAAAAATGAAAGCATTATTTATTACATTAGAAGAGTTAAAAAGAAAATCTATTATAGATGGTAATGTAGATACTGATAAACTCATACAGTTTGTTGAAGTAGCACAAGATACTGTTATACAAAATTATCTTGGTACTAAATTATATAACACTTTACAAACTCAAGTAATAGGTAGTAGTTTATCAACAGATAATGCAACTTTAGTAAATACATATATAAAACCAATGCTTATTTGGTACACACAAGCAACCTATTTACCTTATGCTGCATATCAAATATCTAATGGTGGTATATATAAACATAATAGCGAAAATTCAAATTCTGTTTCAGAGTCTGAAATAACAAAGTTAACTAGACACGCTACAGAAACTGCAGACTTTTATGCTAAAAGATTTTTAGATTATATGGATGATAAAAGTCAGTTATATCCAGACTATACTGGAGGTCAAGATGGAGGAATGTATCCTTTTAGGGATGTTAATTTTACAGGATGGGTTCTATAAAAGATAACAAGTCAACATATAAGCCAAAAAAAGAAAACGAAATTAAATTAAGTAGTTATTTAAAAAAGATAAAAAATGTCATTCGGGTCAATATATGATGATAGTTGGTGGGGAAATGATAGTGAATCTAATGGTTGGGGAATAATTTATCCAGTATAAGAAAATGGGATTTGGTTCAATATATAGTGTAAGTTGGTTTGGAAGTGTTAATGAAGCGAATGGATGGGGTGATATTTACCCTTTTGATGCAGATGGTTCAACGTTAACAGTAGATACGACATTATTTAGTGCAGACAGCTCAACATTAACAGTAGATGCAACAGTATATTAAAATAAAATAAAATGGCAAAACAAACAATAAATATAGGAAGTTCAGCAAATGATGGGACAGGTGACCCGTTAAGAAGTGCTATGGACAAAACAAACGATAACTTTACAGAGTTATATAATGGTGCTGGTGGTGTTGCAGATGGTGCAGTAACTACAGCAAAGTTAGCAGCAGACGCAGTAGATTCAGCTAAGATTGCTGATGGAGCAGTTGATACAGTTCATATTGCTGATTTAAACATTACAACAGCTAAAATAGCAGCAGACGCAGTAACTTATGCTAAATTAGGTGCAGAGTTTACTACTGCAGCAGCATTAAGTGGTACATCTGTAGATTGGGCAACAGCAACAACATTTACTAAAACATTAGGAGCTGATACAACATTAACTTTTGCTAATGTTTCAACAGGTATGCAAATCAATTTAGTTATTAGTGGTAATTACACTTTAACTTTACCTGCAAGTGTAAAAGAACTTACAAATGCTTCTACTTATGACGGAAGTGGAGAAAATTTAATTAGTATAGTTTCTACAAATGGAAACACAGAACAATTCGCAACAATAAATAAAGTAGCATAATATGAAAGCAGTAAATAACGCAGGTGTAATAACTTTTTATCAATCATTACCTAATTCATTTAGGTCATCAACAGGGCTGCATTTAAACATAAAAGGATGGAGTGATAGTAAAATGAAAAAAAACGGACTTTTTGATGTAATTGTAGATGATAGTTATGATGAAAGAATACACGATTTAGGTGAAATATATTGGGATACAGAAGCAACTGTATTTAGAAAAGACAAGTCTAATAAAACTTGGGAAAAGTCATTAAGCGAATTAAAAGAGCAATCAATAAACAACTTTAAAGCACAAATAGGAAGTGAACTTTCTAAAACAGATTGGTATATAATAAGAGAAATGGATAATGGTGCTGATGTACCTGCAGATATTGTAGATGCAAGAGTAGCTTTAAGAGAATTATCAGATACAGTTGAATCGGAAATAAATGCACTAACTACTAAAGCAAAAGTTATTACATACGATTTCCCAAACATTTAATAAATGGGTTTAAATAAAAGATTAATTGGTGCAGGTGCTACAGGTAGTGGTGAATTAACACCGAGTAAAAACTTTCAGGTAGTTACTTGGACAGGTGATGGAAATGACAATAGAGCGATTGAAGTTGGTTTTAGACCTGATATGGTTTGGTATAAAGCAAGAAATCAATCATACGACCACAATTTATCTGACTCTACAAGAGGTGCTGCAAAACAAGTTAGACCTAATAGAACCATTGCAGAAGTTAGTGCAACAGACCAAATAAAATCTTTTACATCTACAGGATTTACAGTAGGAACAGGTGGAGATGCAAATTCATCAGGAGTTACCTATGTAGCTTGGTGTTGGAAAGCAAACGG